CATTTGATTGTCCAGTATAACATCTCACCCGAAACTTTGGTTCAACGAGAAGACTATAATGATGTAATGACTTCTCTTGCACCACAAGCAAATGTGGATGTGTTGTTGAGAAAAGAACTTGATACGAGTGAGATGGACGGTATAACAGTTACTCCTAACGGTCAATTCTTCAGGACGAACAAACAAGGTTTCCTACCTGAGATGATGGAGATTATGTATAAGGATCGTAAGAAGTTCAAGAAGTTGATGCTTCAAGCAGAACAGGAATATGAAAACGAGAAGGATGAAGAGAAGAGAAAAGAAATAGGAAAGTCAGTTGCACGATATAATAATCTTCAGTTGGCAAAGAAGGTATCGTTGAACTCTGCGTATGGTGCAATGGGTTCACAGTATTTCCGTTTCTATGATTTGCGTATTGCACTTGCTGTTACGATGGCAGGTCAGTTGTCTATTCGTTGGATTGAAAATAAACTAAATGTGTATCTAAACAAACTATTAAAGACAGAGAAAGATTATGTTATCGCATCAGACACAGATTCGATTTATCTCAACCTTGGACCATTGGTTTCATCTACAATTAAAACTCAGAAGGAAATACCTGAGATTATCTCCTTCATGGACAAGATATGTGAAACTAAAATACAACCGTATATTGATAAGAGTTATTCTGAACTTGCAGAATATGTTCACGCCTACGATCAAAAAATGATTATGAAACGTGAGGCTCTGGCAAACAAAGGTATCTGGACTGCCAAGAAGCGTTACATTCTTAATGTGTATAACAATGAAGGTATTCAGTATTCCGAACCGCACATGAAAGTGATGGGTTTGGAAATGATTAAATCATCGACACCATCTGCTGTGCGTGATAAGATGCGTCAGTTGATAAAACTAATGATGACAGGAACTCAAGAAGACATTCAAACTTTTATTGCTACATTCAAAGAAGAGTTTAGAAGTCTTCCAGTAGAAGACATATCATTTCCACGTGGAGTGAACGGATTGAAGCAATATACGGATTCTGCTACCCTATATAAAAAGGGAACACCGATTCATGTGAAGGGTGCTTTACTCTACAATAATTATCTACGAGAAAAAAATCTTACGACAAAGTATCCTCTGATTCAAGAGGGTGAGAAATTAAAGTTCGCATGGTTGAAGATGCCTAATCCAATCAAGGATACGGTGATATCTTTTCCCAATAGACTACCCAAAGAGTTTGACATACAAGAGTATATCGACTATGATACTCAATTTGAGAAATCATTTATTGAACCCATCAGAGTTATTCTTGATTGTCTTGGATGGGAAACAGAAAAGAGTGGTAACACACTAGAAGGTTTCTTTGGATGAAAAACATTCGTGTAATCAAAACTGGTATCAACGTCAAAAAGATATTAGAACAAATCAAACAACACCCTGAAGATTGGGGTGCGTTGAAGACGATGGAAGGTGCAAAGCATCTTGATCCCGAAGTCTATATCTTTGAAAACGGTGTTGAGGTTGATACCATACAATTGATAATGGGTGCTATTGCAAAAGAAGGTGATTTTGTTGGTGATTCAGAGATGTGTATTCCAACACCTGCGTATAGCAAACACACAGAGATAATTAGATTTCTAAAACGACATTTCAAAACTGTATCACGATGTGGATTTTTAGCAATACCAGTTGGTGCAACGGTAGGAAGACATATTGATGAAGGAACATATTACCTAACAAGAGATAGATATCATTTATCAATACAAGGTAGATATGAATATTTTGTTGGTGATGAATCAGTCATTGTCGAGCCAGGTACTTTACTTTGGTTCAACAATAAATTAATGCATGGAACTAAAAATATAGGTGATGTAACTCGTATTACATTTGTGTTTGATGTTCCCCACTCTAAGAGTAATCCATGATACATGCTATACTACCATTTCTCACAGCAATAGCACTGTCTATTGTTGCTGCGTATTATTCAGTAATAGGTCTTGCACAAATATTTCCTGGTTCATACTGGCCAATCGTCATTATGGGTTCGGTGCTTGAAGTATCCAAACTCGTAACTGTATCGTGGTTGTATAACAATTGGAATGCTAGTGTGCGAATGATGCGTTACTACTTTCTTGTTGCTGTGATACTGCTGATGGCAATCACATCGATGGGTATCTTCGGTTATCTTTCCAAAGCACACATTGAACACTCAACAAGTTTAGCACCACTGCTTGAAAAGGAATTCATTTATGAAGAGAAGATTAAGGTTCAAAAAGAAGCCATCGAGAATAATCGCAAAAATCTCACACAGTTGGATGCGGCGGTTGACCAAATCATGGTACGCTCGGCGGACGAGAAAGGAGCTGAGAGGTCGAACCAAATCCGCAAAGCCCAACAGAAAGAGCGCACACGAATTACTGATGAAATTGATGGGTCGCAAAAAGCCATCCAAAAAATTATTGAAGAGAAGTCACCTGTATCGTTGGAAATTAGAAAGGCTGAATCTGATTTTGGACCGATCAAATATGTGGCAGAAGTGGTCTACGGTACGCACGACAGAGACATTATAGATAAGGCAGTACGATTAGTTATATTCATTATCATCATTGTATTTGACCCACTTGCAATATTGTTACTGATTGCTGCTAATCAAACATACCAAGCATTAAAGAAAGCAAAAGAAGAACCCGAAGAACCTAAAAAGGCAATCAAGAAGAAAAAGGTTGACTTACCCCCCTCACCTAGTATAGAATCTCTTATTAGCAGTGGAGTTTTACGATTGAAGGAAACTGACTTGCCTGACAACCACGAAGTTATACACAAAGACAGAATTACCAAAATGAATGACGAATAATATATGCGATTTGAATATGTTATCAAAGATATTTCTAAGTATGAAGCTTCAGAATTTGTACAGAAATATCACTATTCACCTGTGATGCCTACACTAACAAAACACTTTCTTGGTTTTTTCATTGATGATAAACTTAAAGGTGTTTTGACATTGGGGTGGGGAACAAAACCAATGCACACTATTAATAAAATGTTTCCTGGTTTAACATCAAAAGATTATTTTGAGATTGGTAAGATGTGCATGGACGATGACATGCCACGAAACTCTGAATCTCAAATGATATCTGCAACTGTAAAATGGATGAAGAAAAATACTAATTGCCTTTTCCTATACACGATGGCAGATGGTATAATGGGCAAGTGTGGTTATGTGTATCAAGCATCGAATTTTTATTTCGGTGAGAAGTATTGGACTCAAGTGTATATGATGGAAAATGGTGAGAAGTTACATCCAAGATCAACCAAAGCATTATGTAAAGAAAATGCAGTTTTTTCAGGTAGAGATAAAATCTTTTGGTTGACTACGGACTTTATGAAAGAAAAGGGCATCAAGAAAATCAAAGGTTACATGTTTAGATACGTCTATCCTTTGAATAAAGAAGCAAAGAAAATTATGAAGAATAATTCCACATTGAACTGGACTTTGGATTATCCAAAAGATAAAGATTTATGTTGGAAAGATTCAACCGATTCTAAAAATCAGATTATTGTAGAACAACCTGCGTTTACTTTTGAGACTGCAAAATATAATCTTAAAAATATAGAATCACACAAGAAACAAACACCATCTTTAGAAGGATTTTTTAATAATGAGTATTCTTGATAAACTAAAAAAAGGTTCGACGATTAAAGATTCGTCCATCCTTGCAAAATCTCAGTTCTTTACTGAGAAAGATATGATACAAACATCTGTGCCAATGATTAACGTGGCACTCGCAGGTAATCTTGATGGAGGTCTAACACCAGGTCTAACGATGTTTGCTGGTCCGTCAAAACATTTCAAAACCGCATTTGCTTTATTAATGGCATCTGCATACATGGAGAAATACAAAGATGCCGTTGTTCTATTTTACGATAGCGAGTTTGGGACTCCTCAATCTTATTTCGATACATTCAATATTGATACCAATCGTGTGCTCCATACTCCTATTACTGACGTAGAGCAGTTAAAGCACGACATCATGGTTCAGTTACAGCAGATTGAGAAGGGTGACAAGGTTATTATCATTCTCGATTCAATCGGTAATCTTGCATCAAAGAAAGAAGTAGAAGATGCAACTGAAGGTAAATCTGTTGCCGACATGAGTCGTGCCAAACAAATGAAGTCGTTGTTCCGTATGGTCACACCACACTTGACCATCAAAGACATTCCAATGATTGTAGTGAATCACACATACAAAGAAATTGGTTTGTATCCTAAAGACATCGTTGGTGGTGGCACAGGTTCGTATTACTCCGCAGATACGATTTGGATTCTCGGAAGACAGCAAG